GTAAGACTACTATAGCAGTAATATCCAATTGGCTATCGTGATAATTGTCCTCGGTCCATTTCCAATCAAGTAAATTAGGTTTGGTCCAAGAGCTGGCATTTTTAGGTACATTAACATACATAAGATCACGGCCGGGACTGACCATACATTGTCCCAACCTGTGACCTTTAACAGTCCATGTGTCTAAAAAACCTGCGTCTACTATCACTTAGTTTGTGCTGGAATAATATAAGAATAATCTGCAATGCCTGAATCAACGGTAATCATCGCAGCACCTTCGTCGCTGATCTTAAGAGTCTTATCGCCGGGCAAGCTCAAAATACTAATTACAGCTGCCACAGGCCAAGACCAATTTTTATTTAATGTTCCACTAACGCCAGCTTGGAATGTAAAGTTACCTGCGTGACTGGAAGCATCACCAAAGTAAAAGTTTAGGTTACCATTTTCAGTTTTTGCTGTAAATGTATTTTCTTCTGAGTTAGCGTTTGCTTGGAATTTAAGTCTTTGAATGTTAGCGGCAGTTGGAACAATGTCCACTCCCCACTTAACACCTTTGAATTTAACAGTTTTTAATTTGTCTGTAATTACTTCTGCTGACATAAAGCGATAATCATTTTTAAAGTCGCCTGCTTTATTTTGGAAATGTACACCACTTGGTACATCTTCGCCTGCACTATTTTTTTGTTTATTAATACTGATAGCAGCATCTTCTTTGTATTCTGGAATATTTAGAATAGTATTAAGTTTTGCCAAGTTAGGCATGCCAAATGTGCCAATGAAGTCTGGGTGTGCTGATTTAAATTTTGCTTCAACGATAACTGATTTATCTTCAGCAATACTGTTAATAAGGGTATCGCTGGCAGTACCGGTAATCTTTACCAGATCAATAATGCCCAAGCCATGAGTGTGTTGTACGATATCTTGTAAGTGGTCTTTCATAAGTTTCTCCTGTGTTTATTAGTATACGTGATTGTATTTAGATTTGTCAATTGGTTTGATTATTTTAATCGCTCTTTTACTGCCTGTTTTAATTGGTCCGGTTGCATGCCATAACGAACTGTATCTGGTGTGCCTATGCCTAACTCTATAGCCATGTCTCTTAGTTCATCCAAACTTAATGCTTCTACATTGACTTTTAATGCTTGATCCGGTACTTGGCCTAACAATGGATGTTCTACAACTGGTGTTGATATACTGCTTGGTTTATGTCTTATTTTGCCCAATACCTGATGTGCTTTGATTGTTTTTAACTCACCTGGTCGTTTTAATTCTAACCAATTTATATGACTACTAAATCCCGATTGTTCAAGTACTTCAAAGCCAAATGATTCAGCCAGCGGAATTAAAAAGCTACGTGGCATATATGTTTGTCCCATGCCCTCAGCTAACCCAGCACCCTGTGGAGTATCACCGTCATTATATGTGAATAAAAACGAACCGCCGGGTCGTAGTAAATCAAATATTTGCCGTAGATAGATTTTCATGGTATCCATACTAACGTAGTTAAAATACCCCCAACTAAAAACAAACGCAAACTGTCCGGCGGGCAACATACTAAGATCGTGATTTACTAATTGATATTTTCTCAATCTTTTTTGATAAGCTTCATTAAATTTATTGTTAGTAAATTCAAGAAATTCTCTAAATTGATCTACAATATACAATGGATCGGATGATGTAAGATATTGAGTCCATTCTCCGTCACGACATCCAATTTCCAATGAAGGATATAACCAACTTGTACGTTGAAATAATTTTTCTCGAATAATATTATTTTTATCTTGTTGCCCCGGCATTGATAATTTTCTGTGAGTGCGAACATAGTCAACAGAGTCGGGCTTTTTCTCTAACTCATAATTATTAGCAAATAGTCTATGTGTAGTTTCTTCAATTTGAGAATTGATTTGTCCAAGATAATTTTTAAATTCGTTGGATGGTTTTCTAACCGACTCAATTACATTATCGTAATGGTTAATAAGAGAATTAATGTATTCTTCTTGTTCATTATTAAGTTTTAAATCGTAGGTTTTGATTTTTGCCAAGTTTTGGCGTAGCTCAGTTAATGTGCCAATTGAAGGTTCAACATTCAGTGCATTCAGCAATGATGTTTTTAGAGTGACAAGATCATATAGTCCCATATATTACTCGAAGCTGAATAAACTATCAAATGTTGTTTTAATATCTGTGCTTTCAGCAATACGCCATTCCAGCACACCCAATAAGTTTTCTACTTTTTGATCTACAATGCCCATTTCCATAGCATCTTGATCAAACGGCAAATCTTTAAACCACTGTGGAATATGTGTTTCGTCTGTTGGGTAACCTACGCTTGTATACCCCAAAGGATTATCTTTGAGCTTGCATACAATAGTTTTCATACCATCTACAATACTGGTACTGTAGTTGTCACCGTGCATACGTTTTAGACTATTCCAATTCATCGCGGCACGAACGTGTCCGGGCATGTTAGCTTTACCTAATCGTTGTTCTTCGGCTGTGTACTTGGTTAAATTGTTTACACGTTTAGGTGTACCCTTTTCCCAAGCTGGACGTTCGGTGAACAGCAGTTTAAAGTCACGTACTTTGTCAATTACAGTTTGACGTACATCGCCTGTGCCGGTCAACACAATCATTAAGATTTCACTTAAGAAATCCTGTACTACCTTGGGAGTGTCTGAACGTTTCAGATCCAAACCCATGGCCTTGACTTTACCCGGCTTGCCGTGTGTATCCAGACGTACACCTTCCATGTCGTAAATTAATACAGCATATCGTTTTTTCTTAATGAATAGACCTTTTGAAGCTACAAGTTCTCGACCACCTTTGATAATACTACCCATCTCACGTGGACAATGACAAGCACGTTCCATAAACGCAGGGAATGAATCATTTACTGCTTCAGCAATAGTATCGTATAGTTGTACACAGATTTCTCTGTTCCATTCCATACGACCTGCGGCTACTTCTTCTTTGAGCGCCGGCCACGCACTAAAGTATACCGAGTCCGTGTCACCGTAGATAATACTTGTGCCGACGTGATCATAAGAGCCCGTAATTGCCTCGTTAACCGTGGCGTCCATGTGTTTGGCAATGATACGGCCAGTAAGCGTTGTGCTCTGGCCAATACGCTGGTCGAAGAACCTGCACCCCGGATTGAGGATCGCGCCGTAGAGTGAATTAAGATTAATTTTTTTGACGAGTTGTCTTTTGTCCCAGAACGCAGTTTCTTCTGGAGTGGTTGCGGCCTTTTTCTTGGCCTGCATTTCTTTTCGTTCGGCATACCATCTTTCCAATAATCCAGGGATAATACCCTTTGTGTCATACTTAAATATTGTACCATTGGCACTCAAGGTCCAGGGTTGGCGACTATCGAATATCATACGCCAAACATCGGCTGCTGAGTGTACAGTACTGTTGCCACCTTCCCAGTCTATGGTTATTTCAGTACCGGGTTCCGTGTTCATAACAGCATTGTATTCTAATGTGCCAAACATATTTTCCCAGGCATCGGCAAAACTACTGCCACTGGTTTGTTTTTCTTTAATGTAATGATCAGTCATTGTTGGGCGGAGTTGCCCAACAATCGTTTCCGGTCCCATGTTAAGGGCTCTAATAGCCGAGGGATAGAGCGAGTTAATGTCAATGGCACCGATGTATTCGTGAACCCCTCTTTTGGGGTAAGCAACATAGGCACCTGCCGCTTGCGTGTCTCCTTGATCATCTCTACTTCTCCGGTTTGGTGCAACCATTCCACGAGCATGTGCTTCGTTAATGATTGCCTGTTCTGTAACAGCCACAGCACCCATTGTTGTAGGCAACAAAACAGTATTGTCATGTGCAAGTTCGTTAGCCAAATCTAAGAAACGTAATTTCTTATCTAACTTGGCCAACAATGCAGTATCTTGACGATTATAGTCAATAAACTTTTCAAACTCTTTGTTGTATAGTTGATCTAAGGTACCTTCATAAGCGACCTTACTACCCACTTCCTCGTATTCGCCGATAGCATCCAAACTGTAGCTATGACGTTCTTCGTATGTATACTTGCGGTACAGTTGCATATAGTCCATATGCACTCGTCCGATTAAATCAAATGTTAATTGTTCTGCACCAAAGCGTTCAAAGGTGCGTTGCTTGGGATATTGACCCCACAGGCATAAACGACGTGTATCATCTTTTGACAGTACACGATTAATACGCATTGTGGTATAGGGAATATCGAAACCCTCCGAGTTCCAGCCTGACATGATGTCTGCATCTTGTATTAGGTCTAAGAACGTGTCTAACATGTCTGCTTCGCGTTCAAATAAGAAACAGTTATCAAACTTGTTGCAAATTTCTTCGGCGGTTGCCCATGAGTAACTCTTAGGTGGCACAACAAGAGTAACCATTTTGTCAAGCCAATCCATGTAGACTGAAATACTGGTAATAGGATTAAATGGATCTTCGGGTTTTGAATAGCCACGTTCGGGGTCGAAGTCGACCTCAATATCGAAAAAGGCTGTGTGTAATTTTGGTGAATCCGCACCAAGATAGTTTTCTTCCAAGCAACGGAAGATGGGATTGATATCCGATTCCCATAAGCGTTTGTTAGAATTGATTCGCAGTTCTTTGTGGAATTCTTTTGAATTGCGTGTGGTAAAACGACTTACTGGTGTGCCGTAAATTGTTTGAAATTTGCCGCGAGGGTCGTCGTAATACATGGTATAATTGGCCGGATATTCTTTGTATACCCGCTCGCCATTTACACGTTCTACTACATGAATACGATCTTTGTCTCTATCAAATAGAGCATCTATGTAACTCAATATATTCTCCTATGCCACTTTGAGCTGGCACTACTCTGCTTGTTCTTAAGTGAACGACTCTTAGTAATATTTACTCCTACTATTGTAACAGTTAAATATTCATATGTCAAATTATTCAAGATTTATTGCCTATGGTTCAAGTCCGATTACAGGAAACGAATTGCCTGCTGCAGATCGTAGTTTAGCATTTACAGCATTAATTGCCAAGCATTTAGGTATAGAATATCTATGTAATGGGAAACCTGTAACCAGCAATCACAAAATTACTCGAAAAATAACTGAATTCGACTATCAACCAAGAGACTTTGTTTTTGTATTATGGACAGCGGCCAACCGATACGAAGTACCAGCGGAAACTGGCTGGACTGGATTTACTGTAAACAGCCGTGCCGAATCGGGAATCGTTCGCGAATGGATCGATGGACCGGGGCAATATGAGTATACAGAAATTTGCTACACCTTAGAAGCTATGTTAATAGCACAGACATTTTTAAGTCAAAAAAATATACCCTATGTGTTTTCTATAGATAATGATGCTTTTATCAACAGCTATCTATTTAATAATCCAACAGGGTATATCGAGAGTTTAAAAAATTTAATTTCCTGGAATCGCTTTTATTTGTTCGACGATTCAGGTTTTATTGATTGGTCAAGAAAAAACAATTATCCATTTACTGGAACACATGCTGGTGTAGAAGCACATGCCGCAGCAAGCGATCATGCAATCACTAAGTGGTCAGGAGCATTCTTGCAAGACCAATACAATCAATAGTAATTAAAAAAGCATAGTTGGCCAATAAGCCAAAGCTACCACGTGTCCAACAAGTCCAGGCCGCAGCACAACATCCTGAAATGAATATTGCGTATAGTGGAACTACAGGAATAGTTGGAACCGTACAGGCAAATATAATGGCACTGACTACGCTACAGGCCCAACTAAACAACTCAGCACAGAAACGCAACGGCCATTCTTGGAAGTCGCGTCGAATGTAGTTTACAGTGCCATTGAATATTTCTATCAAAGCGTTTTACCTACTGTTTCTAAAATGGTGTTTAAGTCCTCGTGATCTTGATTAGTTTCACCTAACTTAGATTTTTGAGCGATCTTGATTGCTTTTTTTAGGATTGCTGGTTTAATTTCTAACTCTTCAGCAATGGCTTTTACAGTATCGCTAAGTCCGGCATTGAGGTCTTCGATCTCTTGTAGCACAGCCATACCTTCGTTGATAATTTGGGTGAGTTTGGCTTTTTGTTCGCCGCTAAACATACGTGATGACATATAGTCTCCTAATTGAAAAATGTATTATATACTACTTAGTTTAATAAAGCAAGAGCATTTTGGAATTATTGCTCACTTTTTGAACATCGCGTGGGGCACGACTCCCAAATGTTCAAGGCCAGCAGCCGGCCACACCAAACCGTAACTAAA